GGCTTCTAGGCAGAACATACGATGTAGGAACAACCGTTTATACTGGCGGTACCGCTACAGCTATACAGATCCCGAGCGGCGTGTACCCTTCGGCGGGTAATGCCATGCAGGTCAATGCTGCTGCAGGCATGAACGTTACGGTCAACGCGGGCTTTTGTGTCGTAGCTAACTCTTCGTCGTCTGCTCAGGGCGCTTATAAGTTCGGGCTGATGACTCAGCAGACGCTTCAGATCGCCGCTGCTGACCAGGTTAACCCCCGTATAGATCTAGTCGTGGCTTATGTAGTCGATCAGGGAAACTCCGGCAGTGCTGCATACGTTCAGGTATTTACTGGGACACCCGTTAATCCTCCAGTAGCTCCGGCAGCGCCTGCGAACTCGATGATCATAGCCCAGATTCTAGTTCCGGCCAATACGACTGCAGCGTCTGGTATGACTATTACGGACGAGCGGACGTACGTAGTCGCTCCTGGCGGCGTACTCCCAATTGCCGGACCCTCTGCCGCCCCGGCAGGTTATCCTGGCCAAATCTTTTTCGACCTGACCAACAATAGGTTCTGCGAAGCTTCGGGGACAGCGGGTGTCGTTAACCGGTTTAGCATCCTGCCCTGGCAGCCTCAGATGTCCATCGTCACTTCTGCCTTGAGCGATAGTTCAGGACGAGGCACTCTTCAGACTATTACTTCGGTCACTGTTACTGTAGACGGTCTGACTAACCTGGAGATCTATTACAAGTGGGCAGGAGTCTCGGGCACGTCCGTGGAGCAGATCACCTTGAGCGTAGCTATAGATGGCACTGAGGTAGACTACGTACTAGAACAGCCGCAAGCTCCGAACATTGCAGACTGTGGCGGAAGTGTAATCTATTATACGCCTACCCCGCCAGCTGCGGGCTCGCATACTATTACTTACAGATTCCAGGGATCTAGCGGATCCGCTACTTGTACGATTGAGCCGAATATGGTCCTTCGAGTTGCGCCGGTGGTTGTATGAGTGTTATCGATGTGGGATTTCCTGCTTGGGTTGATGGCGGCGTCTATAATGGTCTGCTTCTACGCCAGATCGACGGCACTGATACAGTACATCAGGCAGGTTCAGCTACCGCCTTGAGTCCTTACGGAGGTATTTTCCCGGCCCCCTGGGACTTCGGGGCAGAGGGTCCTCTGCAGGCGGTTATAGATACGGGCCTAACCTTGACTATAGGCGCAGGCTACTGTGCAATCCCCTATACATCATCTGGGCAGGGAGTTTCCCGATTTGGCCTGTTGAATTCAGGAACTTTGACCTGCGCGACGGCGAGCGGTAGTAACCCTCGCGTAGACCTGATAGTGGCGCAGATTCACGACCTAGGGACTTCTGGATCGTTCGCAGATATCAATATCATTACAGGCACGCCCACGAGCGGTGCGAGTCTAACTAACCGGAATGGCGCTCCAGCCGTTCCCACGAATGCGATGGCGCTGACATACGTTCTAGTCCCCACAGGCGCCGTATCTCTTACTAATGCTGATCTACTCGATGTCAGGAACATAACGGTTGCTCCGGGTGGTGTACTGCCGGTTGTAGGATCTAGTACGGCTCCAGCAGCTCCAGCCAGTACTATGCTCTACAATCTAGCCACGAGTCAGGTAGGTAGGGGTGCGACTTCGGGCGGTAACATGTCCGCCCTGGGTGTTTTTGGCTTGAACGTCACGAGTTATAACTTTAGTGCTGGCTGTATTCCCGGGGTATACGGTGCCTGGACCACCGCCATAGAAGCCTCGATCATAGCTGACGGGCGTACTGACTATCAGATTATATATGGCTGGAACGGTATTACTACGGCAGACACGACTGTTAGTTTCTGCATGCTTAGTCTATGGATGGATAATGCTATTGTAGACACGATTCAGATCGGGCCGTGCGGCAGTACCTTCCATAGAGGTAATCAGGCTATATACTTTACTACACCCCAACTTAACACTACGCCCGGAAAAGGTACGCATACTGTAACCCTGCGAGCACAGTCGAATCAGTATTACTATTACTTCCCGCAGTGTGGATTTTGCGGGGATCAGACCTCCGCGTGCGTGAACTTGGATATTAAACCGGTGATGCGCTGATGCCCGAGATTCAGCAGACTTTGCCCGTAACTTCGTATAGTCCGTTTGCCCTCCCTACGCCTGTCGGCGGCGGGCGTTGTGAGTATCGCTACTTGACTACTAACCTTATTACGGGCCAGCTGCAGGCTGACTGGTTGCCTCTTGAGGTGGAGAGTTTTAGCGCCGGCATTAACGGCGGCGGCACATTTACGGGGTCACTAGTTCTAGAGACGAGTGTACGCCCAGGTGATCAGGTCGTTCAGGACAATCTCGTCTACCTGGCAGGGATCGAGCCTAGGAAGTCCGTCCTCTGGTGTCTACAGGACGGAATACCTATCTGGAATGGTATCATCTGGAACTGGACTCCTGAGTCTATACTTGGAGGCCTTCTAGAGTTTTCCGCCAGTACGATGGACAGCCTGTTCGCTAAGAGGATTATAACTGAAGACCTTAACTTCCTGAATGCAGACGTATTCGACATCTTCCGTGCTTTGCTGTTGTACGCTGTAGGTAAGACTCCGAATGGCCAGGTCGCGGGACTAGTCACCGAGTCTAATGAATCTGGTATTATTGAGACCATCTCGTATACAGGTACTGACTACCAGACCGTAGCAGATGCCTGGCAGGCTCTGATTGCGCTAACTAATATTGAGTACGCCTTCGTTCCGGGTACAGATGCTAACGGGAACTTGATTACGACCTGTAAGCTAGGATATCCTATCCTAGGTAATACTCCTGATGTGACGGGTCTCGTTTTTCAGTTTCCAGGTAATCTATATGACTATGAGTATACGCGGACAGGAGATACTAGTTCTAATACGGTATATGCGACCGCTTCGGCGTCGCAGGCTACTCAGGCGCTAAATGAGAATGGTGACTTCGTTACCGGCATTCCGCCTTGGACGGCTATCAATGGTGCCTCCACTCCCGTACTGTCGGCTGTGTGGACTGAGTCGGGTTCTTACTCGGCGCTGCAGACGAGTAACGGTTCTACCGCTAATCCGGGGATGCAGTCTGAGAAGACTATCCAGATCATACCTGAGACTGAATATAGCGTAACGGCTGATTCCTATTCACCTCAAGGCTGGGCTGCCGGTACACTAGTAGGCATTAAGTGGTTTGCAGCTAATGGTGGCCAGAATGGTCCGACCATTCTAGGTGCAGCTCAGCCACTGGTTGCGACTACTACGTCCTTCTTGTCTGTAGCGGCGGTTGCCCCTGCTGGTACAGCGTTCGCGCAGATCTTCGTGTATGCGGTTGGCGTCCCTGCGAACACCATTCAGTTCTTCTGGGACGACATTTACATGGAGCTAGCTAACCCGCCGTCAGATGGCTGGCAGAGCGAGCCTCCTGCGGGTCAGGATACCGTCGACCTGGGTAACGGATATCCGCTTCTCGAGACAGTTGTTTCCTATCCGGGTTCCGTAGCCATCCTATCTCAAGAGCAGATTAACAATTACGCGAACGGCATCCTCCCCTCGCTGACAGGATCGCAGGATACGCCGGTAGTAATTCTGGGTGCTGATCAGTATCCGAAGGTCAATCAGATGAATCTCGGGGATGGGTGTTATTTCGTGGCTACTTCTTCTATGCATCCATCAGCTTCTGGTACGACTGCTATGCCGGGGCCGCCCGGCCTTCAGTATTCGGGCCGCATTGTAGGCTGGACTTTGCAACCTCAATCTCAAGGTCAGCAGGTTGATCAGACCTCTGTTCAACTTGGATCCTTGGCTCAGATATCCGCGGTGGTAGCTGCAGGGGAGACTTTGCCATCATGACTTCTTACCTAATACTAGGTTGCATCTGTGCATTCTTGTACGGCGTAACAATGTTTGCTACGACGTTCCCGGTTACGTTGGACAAGAAGCTAGGCGCAACGATCAGGAGCCATAGTTCGCAGCTTAAGTATCTTCAGAATCAGGCTGTGCAGTCTAACTCGGCTTTGGTATCGAACGGAATTCAGCTTACACAGCAAGCTACCCAGCTTGCGGCCACGTCTGCGGCGGCTACTGCGGCACAGGCTGCCGCCGCAAATGCTTTGCCCATCACGGGCGGAACAGTCACTGGTAACCTCGTAGTAAACGGTAATCATACTGTCCCGAATGGTTATCTTAGCGTGGGCGGCGGAACCGGTAATCCTGGCGACATTATAAATTCAGGTACTGTGCATACTGGCGGTGTATCTGCTCCTGGAGGTACAGTAGTAGCCGAGTCCGCTACTACTACGGCTGACATTTCGGTCGGGGGCACTGCACACACTGCGGGCGTATCTAACTCCGGGACTATGACGACGAATACCATCGTGGTTCAGGGCGGGGAAGCTACGCCGGGAGCTTCACCAGGTCTTATCTCGGGAGGTATGCCTACGCCTAGTGGAAATGCTCTGCTAGGTGATCAGATTGCCTTCATTAACGATATCGCGAACTTGGCGAACGATATCGTGTTCAACCTAGCTAACCAGAACATCTTCTCGTAGGGAGAAGAATGGCTGCTCAAGGGTATGGCGCCCTAGACAAGATGACTATCATTCAGTATGGCGTTAGCTCTTACCCCAGCAGGCCAGCTGCGGCTTCAGTAGTATGCTGGGTAGGGCCTGTAGCGCCTACGATCGGCGGTACTGGGGCGACAGGCCGAGACATTTGGGTTCAGACTGCTTCCTAGGAGAATTGTCCCGTGGCGATTGGTATCGTTCAGGCCGTTAGAGTCACCGGCTCGAACACTGCCACTATAGCTGCTACCGGGGCCGGAAATACCTTGTTCGTAGCTTATGCTGGGTCTAGTGGTTCTAACGCTGGAGGTAATCCCTCCGTAACAGGTGTCACGCTAGGTGGTTCCGGTACCGGATGGGCTGTTCAAGCTGATCAACGAGATACTGAGGCTAACTCAGCGTCCTGCTCCGAAATCTGGATGTGCAATGAGATCGCCGGTGGTAAGACATCTGTCGTGGTCTCGGGTACTAACCTGGTTGCAGCCGATGCGTACATGCTGGTCGTTGAGGTTTCAGGACTTAGTAACGCGCAGCTGGATCGCTCTAGTACAGGGCCGATAGCTGCTGGTACTAATACTTGGACCTCGAATGCTACTACACAGACAACTAGCCAGAACGAGTTTTGGATTGGCGTTACCGCTCATGGGCCTAACGCTGCCGGTGATACTCTTACAGGCCCTGCTAGCCCTTGGACGAACGCTACAGGCTTTACTTGGGCCGGCGGCTCTGCCATAGCAGGTTATCAGATAGTCGCCGCAGAGGCCGCTGCTACATATTCGGGCACTTCGGTAGACTTTGACTATTATACCTGTGTCGTAGCTACTTTTGTCGCCGGTGCCTATACTACGGGCGCTTCGGCGCTATCGGGTAGCGGTACGATATCTGAGGAAGTGACTCTCCCGGAGTTTTCAATTCTGTCCGGGTCAGGATCTCTGCACGCTGCGGTATCGTTTCCTGAAACTGGAATAGTCCTATCAGGCTCTGGAAGTATAACAGCCCTAGCGAGCGGTACTCTTCAGACAGGACTTGTCGCTCTAGTCGGTTCAGGTGCAATAACTGCCACTCCTACCCTTAAGCTTCCCGTCACTGCAAGCCTAAGCGGTAGCGGCACCATAACGCCTCGGGTATACCTGTATGCTAGCTTGTCAGGCTCAGGAACTCTGACAGCAGGCACTTACATCGTAGGTAGACTAGGTCTGATAGGCTCCGGGTCTATAGTCTTGCAGGTTGTAATCGGTCGGATAGATACCCTATCAGGCTCTGGATCTCTAGTAGCTCTGCAGACAATAGGCGGGACGTTCGTCTGGCACGTGATCAATAGTGTGGGGAATGCTTGGGAGCAGACGGTACCTTATCAGATAGTATTGTTGTAGGACGGGAACATGGGCGCTACGCTAGAGACCGGGACTAGTAGTAATAACTCCGGTACTGGGATCTCTACCACCCTGGCCGTTACTGTCCCATCAGGCGTACAGGTCGGTGACCAGATGGTTATCGCCTGTATATCTAACGTAGCTAATGTCACTTTCTCGGCAACCAGCTTCACGGCTCTTACCGCAGAAACAGCTACGGGCGAAGGTACTATCGGGCTCCTGACGCATAGCTATACAGGTACTGAAGGCTGGACTCCAGGAACGACTACGGTTACCGTAACCGTCAGCTCGACTTCGGAGTGGGCGGTAATAGCCTTCGCGGTGAATGGTATATTTGATCCTACGCCGACAACTAGCGGCCAAGTTAACTCTTCGTCGACTACCATTGATGTATCTGGTATTACGACTACTGAGAACTCTGACCTCCTCGTCTGGATCGGCTATGGCCGTACGGCATCGAGTGCGGCTCCTGCGGTTACTGCTCCAACCGGGTTCACTAACGTCATTTCGCAGGTCAGTACGAGTCACAGTGGCGCTAACGTTGGCGTAGTCATAGCGTCGGGAACAGCTGGCACGGCAGGCGCTACAGGCAGTAAGAATGGGTCTTGTTCTCCTGCCGAAACTAATGGCGGTGTACTCCTGGGCTTCGCTCCTACGGCGTCCGGATTTAGCGGAGATGCGGGGCTTAGCGGTTCAGGAACTCTGACAGCGACCGGATCTTACAACACTAACACTCGGCCCATGTTCGACGGTGAGTATTCAGGTTGGCAGGTGATGAATGGATCACCTCCCGGGACCGGACCGTATCCGAATCCGGGCGTCTTCGCATACGGACCCGCCTGGACGACTGCGGAGCTCGATACCCTCCCTACGAATACTATTTTGATTCCGCTATACGCCGAGACTAGTCAGAGCGCCTCTGCTACTAAGGTGATCGACGTAGAGAATGCGGACATTACATCCGTATCGACCGTAGCCTCCTGGATCGCCGCGCGGTTGGCTCTACCTGGAGGGTACGCAACTAATCGCCCAACGGTTTATCTGAATAAGAACGGTAGCTATTACGTAGGCGCTGCAGACGATGTTATCACACCTCTGGCAAGTACGTATGGGTATCACCTGGGTGTAGAATACGACCTATGGATTGCAGATACGACCGGCACTCTGCCTAGTACGCCTGATCTAACTAACGGTGTTCCGGCCGTAGCGACGCAGTATGCTAGTTATGCGGAAACAGGCTCTAATTATGACTTGGACGTTATTTGGGATTCTACTTGGAATCCTCCCCCTGATAGTGGGGGAGGGGGTCTAGAGCCTGGAAGTAGTGCTTCAACTAGCGGTACTGGCACTGGGACGACTATTGCGCTGACGGTCCCCTCCGGTACACAGCCTGGTGATATTATACTGATCTACTGCTACGCTTCCGTTATAGACGTTACGTTCTCGGCTCCGTCATTTGCCGCGCAGTCTTCGGTTACGGGCGGCGCTGGCTCTGGCTCAGCGCAGTTGCTAACTTATACGTATCTTGGTACGGAGGGGTGGACTCCCGGCTCCACGACGATAACTACTACCGCCTCTACGGCTACCGAGTGGGCTTGTGCAATCGTTTCGGTGAACGGTAGTGTAGACCCTGCATTTGCAGGGAGCGGCCAGATCAACACTGCGTCTACGACGATCGACGTAGCAGGTGTTACTACCGATTTCGCTGACGACTTGTTGGTCTGGTTCGGATTTACCCGTGAGGCCGGGGCGACTTCTGTCGGTACTATAACGCCACCTTCAGGCTTCAGTGATATATTCTCGCAGGTTAGCAGTTCTATAGGCTCGGGAAATAACGTCGGTCTAATAGCCGCGTCTAATACTGGAGGCGCTGCCGGGGCTACTGGTGTCCAGAACGGTGGAGATAGCGTCTCTCAGGTCAACGGCGGATTGCTGATAGCTTTCAATACAGCTACGGTAATTTCTCCTACCGCAACTCTTACTGGTAGCGGTACTCTCTCTCCAGTTGTATCTATCGGTCCCTCTTCGGTGCTTTCCGGTTCAGGGTCCTTGACGGCTGCTGGCGGTGTCGCAGGCGTCTTGACCGGAGTAGCTACTCTGACAGGCTCTGGCTCTCTCAGCAGTCACGGCGCTGTAGTCGTTCCCGGAGTCTCTACTTTGTCAGGAAGTGGCTCCCTGACGGCTACGGCAGAGGAAACCGGCGGTGGCTGGCAGGCTACCGCCAAGACTTTTTATATATACGAGGGGAGCTGGGTGTGAGACATGCATTGGGGTGACTGGCTTTCTATCGTAGGCATTCTGGGTACAGTTATTGCTATTGGTACTTTGTTGGGGGTAGCTCTGCGGGTAGGTAGAAATACGCAGACAGTCAATAACTATAGAGAATCTGCTCAGGCCTGGGAAGCTAAGGCTAGAGTCCAGGAAGATATGATTAATGGCCAGAAAGAGCAGATATCGGACCTTCAGCATCAGGTAGGCGAACTCCAGGGTAAGCTGGCCGTACTGTCTGAGCTTGTAACTGGCAAGGCGATACTAGAGGACTTGGCTCGAGAAGTCCTTGAGGCTGTTAATAGCGTTAAGGTCAACGCGATCGACCGGGAAGTATTCGAGACTTGGCAGGTAGAGATTCGTCGTGACATGAGAAGACTCCTGGCAGAGAGGGAGAATAGTGATGGGAAGTGAAGAGCCCAGGCCTACTTCTGACCTGGACGAGAGTCTACACAAGATAGCGAGTCAGGCATCGACTCTTCAGCGGGCAGCGTTCATCGCCCTGTGCGTAATAGTAGGCATACTCATCCTAGGGGTGTTGGTGTTGATCTTTCGTACCCGGGCTGACGAACAGCGTATAGAGAGCAGTTGTTCCTTCTGGCGAGAGGTGGTTAGCTTGCCCGTAGTTGCTAAGGCTAGTCGCGGATCTCCTCAGACTAGTAAGCTTGGCGTGACTCTCATTCTCGGGGCCAGGAATTCCTTTATTGGCCAGGACTGTCCCGGAAATATTCCTAAGCCTTCTCCCGGCCTGCAGTACCTGGATAGGCTGTATCACGTATAGGAGTATGCATTGGACGTGTCGCTCGTCATAAGCGTCACGGGCGGTGTGGTCATTGCTATAGGTTCGTCCATAACCGCGCCGTTGATTCTAGCACATAGAACAGTTAACGTGTTTCGTATATATCAAGGTAACTCGTGGGTGTAGTGGGGGCGTAGTAGATGTCAGAGGAAGATAGTACGCTTTTTGTTAGGCAGGATAATCCTGGCGTAGGACGGATAGCCGGCTCTACTCCCGGAGGCGGCTGGGTTCCTGTTCCTGACCCTACTAAGCTAACTACAGAACAGCTTCGACGCGAGCTAGACAATGCCACCGAAGAGATCAGACGGGAGATCGAGTCGGTACGACTGCTGTTGTCTACTCGTCTGGAAGCTGAGGTCCGTGCGGTAAACGCTGAGTTCAGTGAGGTCAAGGGACTTCTCGGCGTAGTCGGACCATCTCGAGACGCCGCGGTCGATGCGTTGCAGAGTCTGATCGAGGCTAGGCTGAACGCCCTGGAAGCAAAGCTCCGGCTGACCTTCGAGGAGGTACGTACTATCCCGACCGAGACGCGGGCCGAGATAGCACACCTGCGAGAACTGCACGAGGAAAAGTTCCGCGGCATCGAGTTGCAGTTTGCTGAACGTGATACTCGAGGCGATCAGGAGAAAAAGGCCAGCAAAGAGGCACTGGACGCGGCGCTGCTGGCGCAGAAGGAATCGGTGGCGCAGCAGAACGACGCTAACACCACCGCTGCTACCAAGAGCGAGACCTCGTTCACCAAGCAGATCGACCAGATCGGCACCCTGATCGCCACCCTGGAGAAGTCACTGACCGACCGTATCACTGAACTGAAGGAACGTATCGACCGCGGTGAGGGTTCTAACTCTGGAAGTAGTAATGCAGTAATCGATAGACGCGAGAATGATGTACTACAGCAGATGGAGCGGTCCTCGACAGCCCAGCAGTTGAGATCAAGTATAGCTATCGGGGTTGCGCTTCTGTCGGTGGTGGTCACGATCGTTCTGGCAGTAATAGTAATATCCCATAAATAGAAGGCGGGCATATGCCGGATAAGAAGCCTCGCTGGGGCTTTACTAAACATGGACATCCTGTCCATGAGCATACCCTCGATCATCTCCCATCAGAGCACTGGTGGGATAGAGTCAATAAGACCTTGGCCATATTCTGTACGAAGATCGTCGGCACGATGTGGTGCGCATACGCCTTCGCGATCTTTGACTGCCTGGCTCTGCCTACGGCCATTAAGGGCGGGACCTACGGAATCGTTCAGTGGGTCGCGTCCTTCTTCCTGCAGCTAGTCCTACTGAGCGTCATCATGGTTGGGCAGAACCTGCAGAGCATCGCGGCGGATGCTCGAGCTGCTAAGACGTTTGAGGATACTGAACTTCTGTGCGACCGTCTAGATACTCATACGGAAGGGGGCATCAAGGAGGTCCTGGACGCGATCAAGGCTCTCGACGAAAAGATCGTCAAGTGAGATATGACGGAATGGCTCACGCCGGGCTCCTGTTCTTTAGAGCTGGCTGCCCAGACTGTAAGTGGAGGACAGGAAGGCACTTGCGTCAGGCGGACGCGCAGGCCGAAATGGACAAGCATTTCAAGGCGGAAGAAAGAAGGCGGACAGTGAACTTCGTAGGATTCGTAGATGTGATAGCAGCCAACTCAAGTAAGGTGCCCGTTGTCAAGGATGGAATCGTTGCCCTATACGCAACGGGCTCTTCGATCATCGAGGCGACTGCGGAAGAGATAGCTCGGTTCAAGAACGGAGGATGCGGTGTCATTCTCATCGATCAGACTCCCTCTCAGCTCGTTCTGGCCGCTGGGCTTGCCGATGTCGGCGACATCGAGAGTCTGGCCGGGACCTACGACGCCGCTGTAGTGGCTTGTAAGGCTCGGGCGGCTCGTAACTGGATGACGACGCTGTACGTCGGTTATGACAACCTCGGCGCGCTGAATACGGCTCTCGTAGACGCAGGCGTCGACATGAGCCTGGTACGGTACGGCGTGGCGGACTACAACTGGAGCGTAGAGCAGGCACAGGAGCTACTCGTCCAGAACACTAGTTGGGTGTACGTGCAGTACGGTGACAACCTGACAAACGCGAATACTCCCATTCCAGGGTCTAACCCCGTGGTGACCTGCGGCGAGGCTAGCTGCGACATCGACGTGGCGGATTCGAGCTGGGCGGACCAGTTCATGCCGCAGGTGCCTCAGACTACTCCGCACGAGGGCATCGTGGTCTACGCGATCGACGGACAGTCTGTACACTGCCGCACGGTCACGACAACCGACGGTAAGAAGTGGGCAGCCTCAGGTGTAGCCTCTAATCCGGGCCAGCCTGCTCATCCAGGTAACGTGACCTACGCAATCGAAGACGGACTAGTGATACACGCTAGGGCCGTGACATCTGTCGATGGTGGAGCAACCTGGTCATAACAAGCTGCCGGAGCCCGGTCTGAGGCGTCCGCCCCTCTTTCAGTGCGGGATGTGTGGGATCTCACACTGTGCCGGGCTCCGGCTTAATTCTCTGCGACTGGCCTTAGAGTCAGTATCGTACGCTGCCTAAGCGCCTCAGGCACGTAGACGTTGTGGAGAAGATGGAATAGTATGTGGCCTTCAGCTGCGACCTGGTAGCGATCTACGTACCAGCTGGTGTGCTGTGCCCCCCACCGTCTCAGCTTGTGGTTACTTATACTGTTTAGTACGTGGTCTCCTTGCATGACTAGTCTCATATTGAAGACATCTGCCGCACTCTTGATTGTTCCCGTGTATTCGATTGATACAGTATCTCGAAGAGACCTGGTGTACGACTGGCAGATAACAGTATCTGCCTGCTGCCATTCGCCTACTAGCAGGCGCCACAGTTCGCCGTGGTGCTCTTTCGGGCCCATGCTTCCGTGGTCGATGGGCAGTCCTTCTTCCCAGACAGCCCAACCGGTTATCTTACCGGGTACTATTGCGATGATCCTCACTCTTGCCTAGCCGCCCTTTCATTCGGAATCATGAGCGTTTCGGGGTATAGTGACTTCCAAGGCTCTGGGATAGTGTGTATTCTGGCTGCGGCGTGTGGCACGCTTTCCGAACTTTCCCACTCGGCTGAAATAGGATATGTTCCGTATCCTTTGTTCAGGAGCCAGTCTCTGAGCTCGACTATCAGCTCGTCAGGAATCGATATTCGTATGCTATACAAGTGCCCGCCTTTCTTTATTTATTTATCGAGAGACTAAATTTGTCCAAAAAAGATCTTGCGGGGTCATTGGGGATAATAGCTCTATGTTCATCGCTAGTCTTCCATTGTTTTAGCGAGGACAACGCGCGGAAGAAAAAGAGAGCACATATAGCTCATCAAGATCCTTTAGCTCGTCGAATCCTGCTGGAATCTGGCCTTGACGTCTGCAGGCGCATCAGCAGGAGCTGGCTCGTCTTTGAAGTCTCGTCGAGTCAAGAATCCAGCTACGGCCGTTGAGATTGCGCAAATCAGGGTATAGATCGCTGCTGTGATTCCAGACGGTACATGCCCCTTGAATACGTACTGATTGAGCAGCGCGAATATCAGTCCGGCTGCTGCTCCCGCGATTGCTGAATTGTATGTAGCCGAGTTGTTAACGCTAGCCTTAGTATTGGCTATTCCGATCTGCATGACTACTCCTTTAATGTGTGGCGGTGGGAGGCGGGACCAGATGCCTACTTCTTCTGCTGGTAAACCCTCTGTACCGGGTTGCGACCGGATCCTCCCCTTGCCGGCATCTCGACCGCCGCTTGCTTAGCTCCCCGACTTAGGACTATTTGCATATCGTGCGGATCTATATTTCCGTAGTTCATGTGGATAGACGCTATCTGGATAACGAGTCCGTAGAACCCTATCATGTGGAAGTAGTAGTCTTCGGTCCGAAGAGTCGGGATAGGCTCGTCCGGGTCGTATTCAGTTATCAGAGGTTCGTGGGGGATTGCTACTCGCCACACGTAAGCCTTCTCGTCGCAGGGTATTACGTGGCCTTTTGCATAGCCGTCGATGAACAGTACGGATCTCAAGCTTCGATCTCCTTCTTACGGTTCGGGCTCCACTGGCGGAATAGCGCTTCCATAGCCGAGGGATAGTCCGGAGCGTCAATGAGTACCGTATCGTTGTTTCCTCCAACGCCTATCCAGCACGTAAGGGAAAGTTCTCTTCGCCTAGCCATTACGGCAATGGGGGTCAAGTACTGTAGTTCTGCATGTGTCAGAATCTTACTAGCGAGGACTCGCACTCCTTGGCCCCATTGAAATCCGCACATGACCCAATCGGGCCTGCCAAACTGAGCGTCGGCGTAGTGTGCGGAACTAGAACGGCTGTCTGTCTCACGGCCACTTCCGACGGGTAGGGTCTCTTCCCGTCGAGCCAACTCTCTAGGCTGATCATATCGCCCCATGTTCTGCCTACCTCCGCATCTACGCCGATCTTGACGTAATCGCCCATGACGGCGTAAGCTGACGCCTGCATGGTAGAAATGACTATGTCCGCTACTCTCTCCAGGTTACTTTCCTTGCACTCCGTGAAGATAGCGTCGTGTACAAGGTTACGTACGTATGCAATTCCCTTTAGTTGCGGTCTCAACCAGTTGAATGCCTGTATCGCTATATCGGATGCAATGGACTGTGGATAGAATGACAGCGCCTCGTTCTCAACTTCCTTCTTATTGTCCGGAGTGACTAGCCAGAACCTTCTTCTCCGTCCGAAAGGAGTGACGAGGTCGTTCTGCGACACCGCGTCTCGCTTGACCTGATTTCTGAACCTGACAATATTCGGGATAGCCCGGAAAAAGTCACGGTACATTTCCTGAGCATCCTGATCCGGTATCCCGTACTCCTCGGCAATGGAGCTTGCCTCTCGGCCGTAAGCCAATCCGTAGACGAAGGCTTTGACGATATTTCGTCTGTCCTTGGGGTGTAGATTAGTCTTCTTAGACCGCTCGGGTCTGACAACTGGAAGAAGTTCTTTGAATAGGTCCCGGTTCTCGTCTGCGAATATCTCACGGAAGTACTCCTCTTGAGCTAGCCAGGTTAGCACCCGTAGTTCGATCTGCTTATAGTCAAATTCACACAGTACGCTGTAGTCGCGGTACGGTTCCCAGTCGTATCGCCACTTGTTGTAGTCCGACGTAACGAACTGCCTCTTGATCTCGTTAGCGTGAGGAATGACCTGAAGCGACGGTCTCTTCTGTGATGTCCTGCCCGATACGGTAGAGTGAATCATGATCGTCGGGAAGACTCGGCCCTTCCATACGTGCTTCTTCAATCCACGGACGTATGTGCCGTTCATCTTGGCGAACTTACGATATGCCAGCAGGGCTCGAAGGAAAGCCTCTTCAGTACTCTCGTATACGATTTCAGGCGTATCGGACCTGCCTATCGCCTTAGTAGTGATTGACTTGTACTTCTCGTACAAGTCCTTCAATACGTCCGCTGCCGTAGAGGCGGACACCGTTCCGTTAGGTCTACGGACCATAGGAAGCGGGACGTTCATGTTGGCGAAGATCTTCTTCAACTGTTGCGGAGACCGCGGGTTGAATCTTACACCGTCGAGTAGATCGAACATGTCCTGTTCCAGTCGAGCTAGCTCTCCGTCGTAGACCTTGGTGAGCTCTGCATTGTACTTGAGGTCAACGGGAAACCCATTGAGCTCCACGTAGGAGAGGTTATTGGCTGTTTGGACCATGAAACTGTGAAGCCGAACGAGTCCCCAACGTTCACCGTCATGCCGATCTCGGACGGGTGCAGCCCAATCATCCCCGTGTAGCAGCTCCATGTTGTATTCGTCCAGAGCGAAAGTGCCGCACGTGTCGTATGCGTTGTAGCGGTAAAGGATATCAAGGGGAATGTTCGCGAACGACTTCGCTTTGCCTTTTCCGACGTATTGCGTGATCTCGTCAGCATATCTCGGATACCCGAGCTTCTCTTCGAGCTGGACCTTGAGTCCATGAATACCAGGCCTCTCATCCATGACGTACGACTGTAGCATCGTGTCAGACGTGAACGTGAAGTCGCAGCCGTGCGCGTATTGGCCTTGCTTGTCGAACTTACCGTTTTGGCAGATGATTGTCTTGCCGACTAGGAACTGTTTCAGCATCTTTAGGACGAGCGGGTCCTGACAGGCTGCTCTCCCGATGACAATAGCCTTAGTCGGTGAATAGGCCAAGCCAATGCAAAGTATCTTGTACCGATACGGGTGGTCAAAACTGGTATCTTTATCGGCAGGTACGGATGTTTCGATGTCGAGAGATATTCGACTGATCCCTCTACGTTGCATTTCCTTGATACCGCGGATAGCTGTGATCGAATCTTCCCAGACAACATACGTAGGCTCCTGCCATGGGGGAGGCGGCTTGACTAGTTTGCCGAAGTCATTGACCATTGACGGGAAGTACTGCGCTCCCCGGAGACATGCAGCTGGGTGATACGTACAGTACAGCTTGGCGAAGTGCCCTGCGGTTATCTCTAGGTCGCGGGCAGCGCCTACTCGTAGGCGGGTGATCGAATCTCTTACGCCGAGGAACCCTTGAGACGGGACGTTACCCATCGAGACGATCTTCTCGGCTCCACGCTGGTGTAGTTCTTCCATGAGTCTCGGACGACAGGCTGCCACTGCAGCTGCCGGAGGCTTCATGGTAGAGTCTTGACGATGCGTACAAGAGACAGCGTTAGTCACTAGCATTTCGGAACGGTCGAGCTTGTAGTGCTTCAAGACTTGATCTAGGAGTCTGCCGCTTGGACCGGTGAACGGCTTACCTATCCTGATCTCTTGGGATCCAGGATTCTGCCCGACCAGGGCAATTCTAGCTCTGGACGGGCCCGTACTGGGCACGAATGCGTAGTCCCTGTCGAAGAGCGGACAGGCTTCGCAGTTCGCCTTAGGGTGTCGAGGTTCCATGCGGATCAGGGATTTCTTCCCAACGAGGCTCGCTTACCAGTTTCTGTAGTCGTATGTTTCTAACGAACTGCTCGTCATCCCGATCCCACTTCTTTAGCTGGTTATATTGACTCCAGGGGTCATCTGTCTCGCGCCCTATGACTTCGTACCACGACCCGTCCGGAATCTGTGAGTTCGGTACAGTCTGGGTAACGTTCTTGTAAAGCGTAGGATTCGCATTGCAGTATTGGGCCAGATGGCTCTGGATTACCGTTTCGAATACTATGCGGTATATTTCCATCAGTGCCTCGCGATGCACATCGTGTTCATATACTTGATGTATATGCTTTTACCGTCAGGCAGAACCACCGAAGAGCAGATACAGTTATACGGCCTATCTGCGATACTGGCGTAGACAATCCCCTCTGCCGGAGGCTTACCTGCACCAGGACGATTACCTGATCTATCTTCGTGCCCCTTCTTCATTCTTAGGCGCCCTGGCTTTCGTGCAGCATCTGCTCTAGGTTATAGCCCTGGACGGTAGTGCCGTTCAGCCTGATGTAGTCCTGCGTAACCAGAACGAGTCCCTGATAGCCGTACTTGCTATTCCAGGCTGGCGAGAGTCCCTGAGCGTCTGCCCAGGTGACAACCTTGCCGCTGGCGGAGTCGGGCGACTCAGTCCAGCTAGTCAGGTCGCTGTATGAGTAGATCATGCAGTGGCCCTCGTTCGGGTCGGCGGATGGCGACGTATCGGTGAACGGTTGTCCGTCGTCGAACTCCTGCATCGCATCGTCTGGCAGACAGTAACCCATGTAGACGAAGCCGAACATGTTGATAACTCGGCGAAGCGTCCAAGGGTTCGTCGGGTCCTGGAGCTGTACCCAGCCGGCGAGCTGGTGTGTATGTCCCTCGTCGTCTACGATGCCTTCAGTCACGAGCGATGCCGCGACCTGGGTGAGCTGAGCGCCGTTGTCAGTCGACTCGTCGCCGAGCTTGTAGCCGAATCGTTCGTACAGCCCAATCACGTTGTTCGTCGGAAAGTGAACTCCGCCCGGGAAGATACCGCTGAACGCGGAGCAGATGCTAAAGCCTTCGGCAGCGCCAGCACATGTACAGTTTCCGATACCGGTTTGTGCTATCGACGGCGGTGCTGAAGGATCTGGGCCGTTCGCGTACATGTAGAACTGCCGGACGTCGGTGACGTGATCGACGTTGAGCGGTGCCGTCGGAAGAGCTTCATGGTCCGTAATGAAGCTCTCGAAGAACGGGCCCGTTGGATATGCGAGGTTGGCTCCGCGATTTCCGTGCTGCCTCATCGGTCTGCCCTTCCTATCATTAGTTCGATGTTGTACATCAGTTTTCTCATATTGAATGCATCCCGTCCGAGACCGAAGTAGTTACCGGGCCTCGGTACGTGTATCTCATCTAGTACACCCAGTTCCTTATCCTTGAAGGAACAAGTGTAGGGTGTAGTCATGTCTATGCTACGAGCCGGTACATCCAGCTCGCTCGGTATGTGTTCGTTGTATCCTAGAAGATGGATCTGAAATCTGTCTCCGTATGTATGACGAATGTGCTCCGCTATCTTGCCCCTAGCGTTCCAGTCGTTGCAGAAGCGTGGCAACTTCTTGGCCAGGGAGAATACAGTTATCTGAGGAAACTCACTGGCGACTATATCGACGAAGTCTATAGCTTCAGTAATCGAGGAGCCGTGTACTACGGCAGCGTATGCAGGCCTATGCCATCCTCCGTAGTAGGTCCCTGATACTGCGGCCGAGTTGAAGAAGGCACGCATCATGGTCAGAGTGTCTTCGGGTTGTCCGTTGATGATGTCAGGCACTACGACTTCCTGAACGTGGAACCTGTAGGCCATATTCATGAGCTCTACGGATGAGAGGGACGCCCCTTCCCAAGCGCCATTGTCCAGTATAACGTAGTAACCCTCCTTAAGGCCGAGCCTCTTGTAGAACTCGGCGTACTCCCAGTTGCCTACTACAGCTGGGAGCACCATGTGGAACTTCTGGTACTCCGTAGAATCTAGCAGCGAGACCGGGGCGATAAGGGCTACTTCCACTACTGACCTCTTTCTGACTCCGCCAGGAAATCCTCTACGGTATCGAAATGTCCAAAGTACGGCAAGGCTTGAAAGACGTTTTCTCTCGGTCCTATGATGACAACGGGGTATCCCTTAGCCAGGGCATATCCCATCTCTATGTGTCGTCCTCCACTACTCATGCGTCCGTCTCCGGCGGAGAAGAATACGACGAAGCGAGCCTCGTCTATGTCTGCTAGGTCCCGACGGGCGAAGAAGGCGAACTTTTCTGGGTCCTCGTCTATCTTCCCCTCCCAGACTTCCAGGCGCCTCTTGGCTTGGTCGTCTCCTTCGTCTATCCACCTCGAAGTGACTATGAAGCCATGACTTTGTAGCAGGCTACGTACATGCCGCATGCGCTCGGTATTTTCCAGATAGCCGGCTACGTATATCTTATCCACGGATATGTTCCATAAATTCTATCTTTGCGGTTCGGTCATGCTCCGAGAAGACGCCACGCATCGCCGACGTGATCGTGGTTGTGCCGTGAGCTAGCGCTCCGCGCACAGACATGCACGAGTGCGTAGCGCTCATGACGACCGCAACTCCTTTTGGGTCTAGAATGTCGTCGAGGGAGTCTGCGATGTTGGTAGTCAAGTCTTCCTGGACGGTGAGGGTGTGCGCCATCGCTCGGACGTGACGAGCGAACTTCGAGATACCGGCCACGAGCTTCTCCGGTATGTAACCGATATGACATACGCCGGTGAACGGGGCGATATGGTGTGCACACAGGCTGACGAAGCGGATGTCTTTGATTACGACCATCTCATGGCCATTGGCCGCGAAGGTCGTGAAGACAAAGTCCTCGGTTCCATCGGTAAGCTCCCTGAGCATCTTGACGAACCGCCTAGGCGTCTGGGCGAAGTGTTCTGCTTCGGGGTCGTAGACATCCGGACAGGTCTTTCGGAGCAGAGCGTCGACGAGATCTTCTGGCGAGGCGTTGGCCAGATACTGCGGACCTATTACGCTCACTTACGTCCTTCCAGTTCCAGGCCCTCGTCGGGAGGCTCGGTCATAGATACTACGCCTGGATAGAAGTACGCCCAGGTCTTGTGCGTTTCGGATACTCCGACGCCTGCGAGTTCGGGGAACAGCGTAGCAGTGACCTCGTATATCGCTCGGGCCATGTTCTCGGCTGTTGGATTGCCTACGAACTCTGCATCGTTGATGTCCCGATGGTCAAACGCGTTCTTTAGCCAGTCCCTGAACTGGTCGAGCTCACCGTAGTCCCGCACGAAGCCGACCCCGTTTAGATTATCCGCTTCGAGGATGAGTCTGACGGTATAGTTATGTCCGTGAACTCTGGCACATTGATGCTCGGGAGGCAGTCCCTCCAGGTGATGTGCGGCGCTGAACTCAAAGTCCTTACTTATCCGAAACATTCACGTCCCTGTCTTCGTCGCCTCTGCGGAGCCATGAGGGTCGTTCCTGATTTTCTATAGCACGAAGGCTAAGCTGGTAGTGCCTCTCCGCCAGCTCACGTGCCTCTTCGTCATGTCGTCGATTTTGTCGGAGAGCGCGCTCACTGTTGTATATCATCGCTCCGGTCGCCAGAAGGATTATTAGCCAATCCTTCTTGTCGTATCTAAGCACGTACATCATTCTCTTTCTCTACCGAGATCGTCGAATTCGCCCTTCTTGACGCCGTCCAGGAAGGCGTGCCACTCTTCTGGAGTGAACCTTAAGACGGGGCCCTGACGATTGTCCTTAGAGTCTCGCATGTCTGCAGAGCCGTCTAGTCCTAGGCGTACTTCTACGCAGTTTCCGTTCATGTTAGAAAACGACGACTTACGCCACACCCTTATCACCTCCGCGGACCGTACGGGAGTCGAACCCGTTCACGTTACTCCGAGTTTACGGCCCTCAAGGCCCGGCTCAAGAATGCGTCATGTGGCGCCTTCGACAATCTGTCCTTGAGCCGGACATTCAGGGCGGGACTGCCCGCTTTGGCTTTCAACGAACTTCTTCTGAACCAATGTTATCGTCGAGCAGTCCCGGTCTTGTTACGGCAGGAGCGAGTTGTCGCTCGAACTCGTGGACGCTCCGACCTTGGACTTGATCGCGGAGAAGCCGGAAGCCTGAATCCAGTAGTCCGGGTTGTCCGGGAACTTCTGCCGCTGCTTGTTGTTGGTCGCCCGACGGACGAACATCTGGGTGCCGATGTAGTAGTCGGGGTCATCCGGCGCGTCGAGCTCGCCGTCCGCGTCGAGGTTCTCTTCGTACTTGCCCATCGCCTTCAGGATGCCGACGATGGTGTAGAGGGCCCCCTCCCAGATGCAGGCGTTGGTGAAGATGTGCCTGTCCTTGAACTCGTTCAGCCTCGCCGGCTGGTGAAGCTCCGAGTCCTGAACGGTGAAGTCGAAGACAAGCATTGGTCTACCGATGTTGTCTCCAGCCCCTGGACTGTCGAGTCGGACGTCGGTGATCGCGCAGTGGTACTTGCCGACTGGAAGATTTTCTCTGTCGCCTGAGGAGGCTTCCTGGTCGCTGACTGTAACCTTGATACCCACTTCGTTACTCCGTTCCGTTACCAGTACTGATTGAGTTTCTGTCATCGGCTGCCGGTAGTGTCTCGCCTGTTATAGGACTCCTTCCTGCTAGGCGCTTTGGGGGAGAGGGAGATCGTATTGTACGTGACAGGGTATGCATAGCGGGACATAGCTATTTACGTCGTCTCTGTCTTCGCCGTGTATCCATGCCCACTGTTCAGCTGCTGAGCCGCAGCATCCTTCGCATAGGTGGTTTGAAGCTTGTCCCCTGACCCTTGTAACTCTAATGTGCTGAACGAAGTAGTCTACTCGTCCAGGGTTCACGGCCTGGTCTCTTGCTCTGCGAAATTCTCGATTCCTTTCAGGATTATCCTCTCGCCAGGCCTGATCCTCCGTGCGTCTACAGTTACTACAAACGTACGAGTTGCGTATCTGTCTACTTGGAGGCCAATTACCGCCTTCACTAGCATAGCCGGGTATAAGTTCATTGCTACACCGTATGCAATCGCTCACTGGGACTTCTCCTGATTGCTACGGCTCTTCTTGAGCTTGGCGATTAGCGCTCCGAGAGTAGGCTGTCTCCAGATAGGCAGGTCAGCTGCCCGTTCTTGACGATAATCACGCAGTTGGTCACGTGCAATCGTTCTACGGAGTTTTCTACTGGCGCGACTCACCGATCTTCTCCTGCCTGTCGTCGCCTGAAGGCAAGGTTTCACCTGTTATGGGAGATCGTCCTGTGACCGCAGAGTACAGGTCGGCCATCTGCGGCTCCTGGACGACCCGAGGTAGCGTTCCGGCTCTCGTCTTGCAGACGAAGCCTTCAGTATAGCCGGTTAGCAGGAGGCGCTGTTCGGAAACGATGATCTTCCGCTTGCCATCCATCTCCTGCTCGGCCTTGGTGTATATGTACCAGACACAGGAGAACATGCCGGCAATCTGGTTCTTGAGCTTCCCCGGGAAATCAGGTTTGAACCAGGTAATACCAGCGTTGTCCCGCATCTCGGTTTCGTGAGCAGTCACGATGAGATTGACTGGTAGATCTCGGAAGGCACGGACTAGGCGTCTCATGCCGCTGATCGACTGTCCCCACTCGCGTACGCTCGGGACATCGACGTTTACTTCGCCGCCGGATGGCCTTCCGTTCTTCTCCAGGTCGACCATGATGTCGCGCATCCACATACGCTCAGCTTCAGTACCTGTGTCGATGATGAACGTCCTGAACGGAATCCTTGATGGATTCTTGATACCTACAGCTGCGGCGTTATAGATATCCCAGAACTCAGAGTACCTAGAGACCGGAAGATGAATTGCATCCGGTGCGGCTTTCTTCAGGGTGTCCGACTCTGAGGCGTCACTAGACATGTAGGCCACGGGGCTCATAGCAGGAACCTTCGAAGCCTGTGAGGCGAGATAGGTCTTGCCAGCTCCAGGTCTTCCGTACAGGAGTAGCTTCATGTACGGCTGAAGCTCGCTTACGGGAGCACACGGGATGCCCCCGAAAGAGTCAGGTACCGGTACGCCGGGAGCTAGGATGCTCGACGGCTCGATCGTCCTTAGGTCGAGCTCTTCTGTCACTCGGTCTCCAGGAGCTGCTCGAATCCGTCGCTGTTAGGGATGTGAACTAGTTCAGGATGAGCGTCCTGCCATTCGCAGATCTCGTCTATACGCTGGTTGATCAGATCGAGATGGTGCTTCGGCGATCCGATCTTCTCGCACATGTTCCAGTACAGGCCGAGTAGCTTCGGCAAGCTCACATCCTTGCCTCGGAAGACGACTACTGGCTCGTCCTCTCCTACGTCGCCGCGCTCTATCGTTACGCGGCCGTACTTCTTATCCAGTCCCACTGGTCCGCCTCATCTCACGCTGAACTACATAGTAGGGAGATCCTTGTACGTACTGGGTGTCAAGTATGTCCTGGTAGTCGCCTCCAGACTGCCTCTCGAGACACGGTTCCTGAAAGTGGCACATCTGGCACTGTATACGACTGGAGCTTGGATAGACTCGATGTGGAGCCAGAAGGTCTAGGATCTGGTCACGAATGTCGTTACCGATGCTGTCGAGCTGGACTCTGGTCTTATGGATAGTAAACCACCGTACGAACTCTGGTCCGTTTGCATGGAGCCAGTACAGATACTCATCGTAGTAGCCTGCCTCGTATCCTGGCAGGTCGTACTTGCGTACGTGGCGTGCATACGTTTCGTAGTCAGTACGCTGTTGCTTAGCGACTGAATACCAACGACCTTGCGTAGGGCGCTGCAGGAGCCTGGGCCTACGCGGAAACCCTTTGAAGACCTGGACGTACTTGAATCCTCGAACGTCCAGGTTGAGCATGTGCATTATCGCCCAGCAGTAGCTACCGACTTGGCCATCTAGTTCAAGGATAGTCTGATCTCTCAGGAGCTGAGCGGCGGTCTTCCAGTCGACGATCCAGTATCCGCCTTCTCTGTCCTGTAGCATAGCGTCTACGCGTATACCGTAGTAGACAGGAAGGCCAGTCCATCTACCGAGAGTAGCTTGACCTGAAGGATCTATCTTACCTGGAATAGATCCGAAGCGCTTTATGTACTTGTCTTGACAACCACTACATCTGCAAAAGACCTGGTTGCCTTGCTCGTCGTAAATCGGAACGAATGCTTCGCGTTCTACAGCAACCGGAGTAAAGGCTTTACGATCAATAGTACGGACGAACTTGCGGAGCATGCCCTTGCCGAGCTCGACACGGGAGCCATAATCAACTTTGGCTTCGGGATCGAGAGCGTACTGCTCGAGCCGTTGTAGGTATACGGTCCTCTGACGTTCGCATTCGGCAACAAAGGCATCACGGGCATGAGCGTACAACTCCTTTAGAGGCAGGTGCCATGTCTCTGGATTCCAGAAGGTCTCCATCCCGATGTGGAATGCGGAGCCGAACTCCAGAGGTGCAGGCTGAACTGGCAAGCTATAGCCGCCTGAAAACGACCACTCATGCTGCAAGCGGCAATGACGGAAGGCAGTCAGCTCTGATCCGTGAACCTCGTGGATGAGATTCGTATCGATCATTGACCCATCCAGTTTAGTCCCTGCCTATCAAACTCTTCACGGGAAGAGTCTTCGTCTACCTTGGCTTCAGATAGGTCGGAGATCGCATCTTCTTCGGCGTAGGCCTTACGGGTCGGGTCTTCGTAAGCCTGCTGTAGGTATCCCATGAACTCGGTGAACTGCTGATCGTCGAGAGCGTTCCCGCCAGGCTGTGGAGCCCACACCGTAACGGCTCCGTAGTCAACGCCTACGCGGACCTGTGCTCCGTGTACGTCTTCTACGACGCCGATAAGGCGGACGGCTGCTTTGAGTTCCATTTCGGCTTCTCCTGTGCTTGTATATTTATTATATAGCAAGATCCTCTTGACCAGCAAGAGGACCTTACTGTGAAAAGTCTTGTAGGTTATTTGTTAGCCGTGAAACGCATTCGTACCTGTTGGATTCCCTTCGTCATCGAGACAGGGCGTCCGACCTGTTGAGTCGTGAACCCACGTACTTCGCACGCCTGCCATGTGCGTACAGCCGTGTACAGTATCGTCACAGTTCGCGCATGGTATACGAGATACGAAGGACGCTATGTTCGTAGATGTCATATAGGGCGCCATGACTCGGAAAATGAAGAACAGTATGGCCATGACCCCTAGGACACCTAGACAGCCGGTTATAATAAGGTCCTGCATGATAGCCTCCCGTTATTGCTAACTGCTCTGAGTGAGACCTGACCGGAGAGCTAGCCAGGTCTCACTCACAACAGTCAGTTGACTAGTTGTATACTACTGTGCGAAGCTTACGCCGGACATCGTCAGGCCAGCCCCACCGGACCACAGCTCGTTACCGACGCCTTCGTAACGCCATAGGTCGGTAGCCGGCAGTGATCCGTTATCGTGGACGTACGTGAACAACACCTTCATGTCGAAGTTGGTGATGCTGGATGTGAACGTCTGCCTGCGGAACAGGTAGTACGTCCAGGAGCAGCCACTTCCGGTTCGTGCTTCGGTCTTGTAGTAGTAGTTCTTTCCGCTGATAGTAACCAGCGTGCCGCTGGCGGCGGCCAGGTTCGCACCGTTGAACATCATCCCGATCTCAACGGTAGGACAGCCTGTCGTGGCGGGTGCGAACCACTCGTCGAACAGGGAGTCCCATTCGTCAGTTCCTCCGGTACTACCGCCTCCGGCAGCATAAACGACAGGGTCGCCGATGGCCGAGTACTCCTGCTCGGTCCATCCGGTGGAGCAGTTACCGCCGGCAGTGCTGTTACAGCCTGCGTCGATGTTCGGGTATGCTACAGGACTGGTACCCGAACCTGTTTGCGATTGGATCGAGTAGTCGGTCAGGCCGTCGGAGTTGCATACGACGGCATTACCGTCCCCACTGGAGAAGTTGTCGGGATTGAGCTTGTAGTTACCGACACCGCCCCCAGTGACAGCCAGATCTCCTGTAGAGATACACGTCTGGGCCGTCGCGGGTCTCGGCGTAGGATCGCCCTGGACATGCGCGGCTAGGTTCACGCCCGTGAAGGGATGAGACCCAGATCCTTCGCCCTTGCAGAAGGACACCGTAAATCCTACGAGCGTCAGGACCGCTAGTAATGCGATGAGCCTCTTACGCCTCTTGATAGCCGTTATCAAGTAATGCTCCCTTCCGCCTTACGGAACGGACTGCCCGCTCCGAGCGAGGGCCCGGTAGCTCAGCCTCCCTAAGACCAGGCCCTCGCCCGCAACGGTCGTACGTTATCGATCTACCCGCTATTTAGTCGAACGGTGCCGACCGGTGCTTGCTTACGGCAGTCCCGCCGCCACGATGTCGAAGTAGGCGCCTACTCCGAGCAGCGCGATGAATATCAGGACTAGCCATCGATCTCGGTTCAGCTGACTGGCGTCCCGGAGGTAACGCCCGTACCGTCGTTCTTGAATCCGTTCACCTGCAGCAAAATCGAGCCACTGGAGGCGCCGTTCGTGCTGGCGAAGACCGGGAAGGCGGTCCAGTTCGCGTTGTTCTGGAACGAGCCGTGAACGCCGTGATGTAGGCCGATCAGTTCTGTCAGACCGACGTGCGCATAGTCGGCCAGGCGATTGACGGCCGGCGGCGCCATGCCCTGGGTGTCACCGATAACGCCGATGTCTCCTTCGTTGTAGAGCGGCGTGAATCCGGTAGTCGCACAGTAGGTGTGGAATACGCCCGGATTGGTAGTCAGGTCCTGCCACTCGAAAGCGGTCTGGTTAGGCCCGCATCCAGAGGCACCGAATCCTGCATGGGCGAGAATCTGCCCGTCGATAGTGTCACCGACTGCGACCGTCGAATCAGGAATCGCGGCGATCGCATTCAGGGCTCCCTCGGTGGATGTCGCCGGAATGCTAGCCGGCAGGCCAGTTACCGTCAGGCTTCCGGACGGGGCAGGTGCCCCGTTGGCACACGGGTCACCGAACGCCAGTGCGGTTCCGAGGTTGCCCCAGGCAGCGATGACTTCCTTGGTGCCTGCTGAGGCATTGACGAAACCGGTTCCCATGCGGACGGCATCGCCGTTACCCTGGTTGCATAGACCGATGCCTGCGGCGTTGAGCGGTCCGGTTCCCAGGTTCTCCAGCGAGGAGGTGCCGCCCGAGCCCATGAAGCCTTCGATGTGTGTGAACACGTCTCCGCTCTGCAGGGGGCTGGTGAAGTATCCGGCGGTCGCGTTCGGACCGGAGGTGGTATAGTGCACGAACGTCGATACGCCATGCTTCACACCGTGTACGGTTGACGCGCTCGCGGCGCTGGCTGTTGCCAGCCCCGCAAACGTAAGTCCGACGATACCTGCTGTTGCCAGCAGCATCTTCGTTCGAGACATGTTGTCCCTTTCTCTCCTGTTGTCCGCCGATGTTCCGACGCCTGCATCGGTAGCAGGGAGCCTGGCTCGGAGCCCGCTCAGTTGGGGGGACGGTTGAGCGGATTCTCTCGGTAGGGGGGGTGTACGAGATCCCCGAGCCAGACGCTCTACGGCCGAGCTTCGTCGACCAAGCCGTGGACGAGCAGGTCTGAGACGGCGAATTCGTATTCGTCTGCGAACAAGACGATATTGGTGAGGTCAGACTTATTATTAGCTTCCCTCAGTACGTTAGTCGCCTGTTCGCCTTCTGGGTCCTCTTCCGCTAGTTCCAGGTCTAGGTAGACCCTAAGCCTCTTGGGCATGCAGACGCTCCTCCGCCTCGTGCTGCTCGGAAAGCAGCCTGTCGTATTCCTTACGGGCCGCCTTCTTCGTGGCGCCCTTCAGGTTGTTCTCTATTACAGGTAGATCGCAGTTCTGTATGCCTGCCGTCGGCGTTTCCCGACTCTTACGATAAACCCTGCAGAGCGTTGAATCCCAGTACCAGACGCTAAACTCGGTAGCTAGCACTTCGATGATACCTGGAAGTTCTTCTGTCCGCCTTCTCCTGAACATTACGTACCCCTAGCGTCCGGATCCCATATGTGTTTGTGCACCTGGAGATTGAGCCTCCAGTCGAGCCTGTTGAATCGTACGAAGTCGACGACCCGCGCCGGGTCGATCTTTCCCCAGACGGGCCCTACGTATGTGGGACACAGGGCGCTCTTGAGTTCGGCTACTTCGTATACCTGCTTGGCTTTGAGGAGATCGTCTTCGCTCGCAACCGTGAACTTGAATGCGTGTCGACCACTAGTTCGTAGCTTTGTCGAATTAGCGTGTACAATATCGTTGAACATCTGCGAGTCGCCTGAACCGGGGAGCTTCCAGTCCATCACGATATCGACTTCACTGACCAAGAAGTACGAATACTCGAACGTTCCGTTGCTGAACATCTCGACGGAGTGCCCTGCTTCTCGGAGTAGAAGTACTAGGCTCTCGAGCGCGTCTTTGTTCTGGAGTAGAGGCTCTCCGCCTGTGAGACATACGTTCCCTGCGCCAGTTTGTATGCACATGACTTGGATCTCACGGGACAGCTCGCCGGGCTCCATACTGTGCTGCTCGGTTCGGTATAGCTTTGGCTCAATCGCATAGGGCGTGTCACAAGGCCAGCCTGGACAGCGCAGGTTACAGCCTGCGAATCGGACGAACTGGGTAGGTACTCCGACTCTAGGGCCTTCGCCCTGCATGCTGTAGTAATGCTCCAGGAGCCTTAGCTTGGCAGACATAGTTACGGAATCTCCGGCTCGACTCCGTCGTCTTCGCCGTCATCGATGATTTCCTCTTCGACTCCGTCGTCAGGCTCTTCGAAGTTTATCCCGACGTAGTCGTGCTCTCCTGTCTCGTCGGTATAACTCATCATCTCGACGCCGGTCGCGAAGCCTTCCGCATAGTCGTCCCCGACGATCAGATCGTCGGGCTGCTTGGCCAATTCAGCCTGAAGTTCCTTGTTGGTTAGGAAACTCACCGCTCGTTCTCCGTTCCGTACATTTCACAATTCGTCTTGTCCGTGCAGGTCACGGTACTATTGTGATAGTGAATTGCTACGATCTCTCCCTTATCTGCCCGCCCCCTGGCATCTTCTCGGACCTTGTCTGAGTCGATGCCAGCGGTGACGAAGAATTGCACATCGCTGTACGGGAGTCCCGGACGTAGCGGTCTAATGGACAGACTCCGTCACCTTCCTCCGGACATCGGTCACGTCGGCGTATACGACAGGCCTCATGTGGAAGATCCTGCGAAGGCGTCGGCCGATCCGCTCCCTGAACCTCATCGGGCGGTAAAGATCGGTCATGTCTATCGGGCCGCTGTCCTCGCAGAACTGGTTCACCTGCGCGGTGACGTATGGATCGTCGTCTGGAAAGGGCACGGGCGAAACGTACAGGTCGGCGTCATCGGCGAACTGCTCGCG